CGTCAAGGTCTTACTATAAGGATTCCTTACTGCCTCGCTGCTGACTTAAAACGCCCCGAAGGGCGGTGTCTAAAACTTAAATAAGCTTAATAAAGTCGGTTCCGTATAAACGCACATCGACTGTCGGTTCCGCGTGAGCGCGCATCGACTTGTGCCGGGATTCCGTATAAACGTACTCATCGGCAAAATCTATCTAAACTCCACTGTGCCGGAGCTCAAAGGTGATCTCACTATACTAGATCACGGACGAGGTCAGTCTCTTCGACGTATCCTTTAGTCTCGACTTTATGGTTCTCGGCAATCACTTCTAAGTCTTCACGAACACCTGGAGTGTTGCGAAGAATATAAAGCAAACCTCCGAACCTCTCTCGATTGGAGGTTACGTCTCTACAACAGTAGTACAAGTTCCACAGCATCTTTTCTACATTCTTGAATCGTGCTGTCGCCGTTTCGATGTCAATTAAATGGGATGTGAAGTCAGCGCAGTTCTCGTGTTTGGCTATATCACGTGACCTGACACCAAAGTCCTCAAGTCTCTTTGGGTTAAAACTTGAGTCGGCGACCAAATCGTCACCGGCACATACCCACCCTCTGGCTCCTCCGTAAGCTGCTTGCACCGACCTCGCAAAAGAGTTTTGCGTGGTAGTCGATAGATGGCCGGAGGTTGTTACCCCATACTTGTTAACTAACCAGACATCTCCTTGATTATTCAAGCAATGACTAGAAAGCACGTGAGAGTACTGATAAATCAGCCTGCCAACCAACGGATCTGTGCAATTGCTACGGCGCCTCTCGCCATCGGCAAATATAAACGACGAATCTATGGAGAGGTCGAACGCTGATGCGTCACACGACACATTGTTCTCGGCGACACCCTCAGCTTTGAAGGCTCGTACCAAGTGTTTGATGCCCTCGTCTCCATGCCCCATTCCTAACGCTGCACACGTAAAACCGCCTGATTGAAAAGCGTCTGTGTATGCAGCATTATCTGCTTTGTGGAGTAACGATTGCGTCGTCAGATCGATCAAAGAACTGATCCATATTAGACGGTAACGATCCTCCTTAAACTTGTTGGGGGAATGTACTTCCGGTTTGATGAAAGCATCCTTCACGTCTGCACATCCATAGTCAATTAATTCTATCGCACTGAGTTCAAATATCTGATCACCTGCTATAGCGAGCAGGATGAGGCGGCTCAATGTGAGGTCCACTACTTCGATCGGGCGCTGTTTCACCCAAGAAGACTTCTTGAGGTTTTGATACCTCGCTGAGACTCCCGACGATTTGTCTTCGTAGCTCAGAAAGGTTTTGTAAAACCCTCCTTCTCCTTCCTCGAGGTAGCTTCTTATTTTCGCCCCCTCGATGCCAGTGGAGTACTTTCCTCTGACGAGCTTTATTGCTTCTTCGAAGTCTTTCTTCTGCTCGTCTGTGAGATCCGGCTTAACAGCGGTCGCTAACTTCGCCTGCGCCACAAGTGATTTGTAGATGTTTTCTTTAGTGCCGAGTGGGATTCTATACACCCCTTTCGTACACTCATGAATGCAGGTTTGGTGATACTTGGTAGCAAGTTCGCGAATCGCCTTTTGCATAGGCGTCTCTTCACCCTTCGCCTTCTTGGCTTTAGCACTGAATGACTGGTCGTATACTCCAACTTTGCTGAAGAATGGTTCGCCGTCTCGGTCGTAAATGATTTCTCCTTCGAAGGATCGAGCGGAGTGCGTTTCCGATGTCCAGTTCGGCGAAGTCTTCTGTATATAGTCACGTAAACGACCATTTGACTCTACGTCGAGCACTGCTTTAAGCCTTTTGCGGACATCTTTAGGATTTGCATCCTTGAGATAACTGTGTTGTTGGAATTCTTCAAGCCATGTGGGCCTCATTTCCTCAGGCTCCAAAGGCTTAGTCATATTGAAAATTTCAATCTCCCTCAACACAGCGGGTGCGTCATCGTGTAAGATCCTGAACTTCCACGATTTGACAAGGGTGTCGAGTGTATACCGCTGTTCTTTCTGTATGTCCTCTGAAGGACAAAACTCATTCTCGAGCCCTGATGGAGCGCCAACAGCCTCGCCTGGATCGCCGATATCGTAATACTCACAAGTGTGAACCGGGAGCGGCGCTGCTACTGTTGGTGATAGTTTTATGAGTGACGGCGTGAGAACTTTGTCTCGGGCATGTCCTGAAGACCGTGAAGGCAACTGCGTTGGCGCTGGGAAAGCGCATCTAGTAGTCATCAGCTCTTCATAGTCCTTAGAGTTGAGATGTTTG